TGTACCATCTGAATATCCTTGTCCAGGATTATTAATTAAAACTTCAGTAATTTGGCCTTTTGAGTTTATTACTGGTAGTATATCTGCATTTTTTCCTGATCCGTATATTTTAATAGACGGTGCAGTTGTATATCCATATCCAGAATTACTAATAACTACTTCAGTAATTCGTCCATCAGTAATAACAGGAGTTAATATTGCCTGGCGGAGACTATCAGTATTAATAAATCTTAATTCTAATTCTGTATCGATAACTCTATCGTAAAGTCTAGAAACAGACGAGGGCTTTGGTTCAGTCATTAACAAATCGCTCAAGTCATAATCATCTGCTATTAGATTTTTAGCTAGTACAGAATTTGCACGTTCAAATAGTTGTTTTAATGCTTCTAATCTATTAACAAACATACTCTGTCTTGGCCTAGATTCAATACCATATCGTAATTTAATAGGTAAATTTAAATCCGGTAGAGGTCTATCATTAGCATCCTTGCCTACTAAACTGTAAAACCATTTTTCTTCAATCTCTTTAGGAATAGATGTATTCTCGTTTTCAGAAATAATTTTCCACTGATAATGTGAATTGTTATCTGTCTTATCAATTATCCAATACTGGAAATTTAGATTTACATCATTATTCTCAAGTAATGATTTAAAATTATAAAGATTTATACTGTTCTTTGATAAGAAAGAAACAAACTGATATCCCTGAGCTTTTGGATCTGAAATTAAATTTGCAACATCAGTAGCACTGATATTTCTTCCTGCTACTGATGGCACTGTAACTTTGTTTTTAACCCAAAAATAGTAAGTGTTCTTAAATGTTTTTGAAATACTATCGTATCGTTTCTTAATACTGTAGGCATTATCGCCGTATAAACTTTGACCGCTTATTCCTTGACTTAAACCGGATTCAGTATCTGCAATATCGTCCCATGCAGATGGTAAAATCTTTGATTCTACCCATTCGTAGATATCAATACTTGCATTTTTATGCAAGGTATTCCATGTGCTTGATCTGTATATTAGGTCTTCAACATAGCTGTCTAAAAATTTTGCGTTGGTTAAGTCCCACCATAATACGCCAACCTGTTCCGACGTCCAGTCTAAACCTTCATCTACGTTTAAGTCGTTATTACTATAAGAATAGATCGCAGGATCAAAATAGGTTTTAAATTTAATTTCTTGATCAGCAGGTCCGGCAATCTTTCCTTGCACAGGATCTATTACGTCTAGGTAATTTAATAATGTATTTGTTCTTGAATTATAAACGAATAATTTTTTAATTTTTTCAACGTCTACTACTGCAGACTCTTGATAAAGTTTTTTCCAACTGTATTGAGTTTTTAGTTTTTTAAATGAATATACAATTCCTGTATTTTCAACGTAGCTATCGTCATACTCTGGTGCCGAAACTAGTATAGTACTATCGGCTACCGCAATACTTTCTCCGTATTTTAGTAAGGAAGAATCATTAAACGTTAAACTTTCTCCATATATGAAGTTAGTATAATACTTGTCAAATATATCTATTCTTCCGTTATCTAGAATAACAGTGCTGCCGTCTTGGAAGGTGTCGCCTTTCTTACTAAACACTAATAGTGTTTTATCATCATTCATGAACTCAATGGTTGACCCGAATCTTTCGTCAACCTCATCACTGATACTACGAATAATTTGAGCTTTTTCATAGGTTTCGCTAGTTAAATCATAGACAAATATTTTTCCGTTGTTGGAAGCGCCTACTATGTCTGTAATTCCAATGGCTAGCGAATCTCCAGTACTGCTTAATGCTACACTGGCTCCAAATCTTGTGTTTGCTTCAAGATCGCCTGTCGCTGGTTCTAATACTGGTAAAATAAGATCGTAGCTATTGCCATTATACTGATATACAAATACCTTGTCTGCATTAGGGGCTGATATTGCTAAACGATCCCCTGAGGAAGAAAAATCAAAATCATAAGCAAACTTATCAGAAGCAGGGCTAGTGTCCTCAATGTTTAATACATCGTTGGGGAAATATCCTAATATATTTTTATCAGTTACTACTGTCCATTGATCAATATCAAATGCACCGGCAGATAAATCCTCAATTGCTTCATATATACTTTGATTATAAAATACTAAATCTCCCTGGTAATACTCAATTAAACTGCTAAAGGCGCCACGATACCTTCTATCATAATCCATGTGCCACTCAATGCCGCTATCGTCACTTACGTTAGAGTATCTATACAGATATAATTTTCCAGATAGAGGACTTGTTATACCAAGAATATACTCTCCATTAGACTGAGAGAACTTCATCTTTGTACCAAATTCTTCGTTGTTTAATACAGGATGAGGGCTAGTAAATGATGTTACTACTCTGTATGTTCCATCAGCAATTCTTTTGTATAAAACAACCAATCCTTGACCAACATAGCCAGAAGGTGTTCCTGATTTAGTTGCTTCGATTAATCTTGCGGGAGTCCAGTCTTGAGCAAATTGATCAATAGTTGATGTTTCAGCATCTAATAAGTTAGTTGCAGCTTGCCAATGAACATTTCCAACTCGAACAATGTCGTTTTCATTATAATTTGCTGTTGAATTATAATTGCCGCGGTAAGTTGTTTTAATGTTAGAAGCACGAGGAGCAGCAATAGCTAACCACTCTGCATCTTCTGACATTGCCAATTTAGTTCCAAAGCCGCTATTTGTAAAATCTGCTATAGGACCTAAGGCTGACACAGTAAGTTCTTGTAGTCTTCCCCAAGTTCCATTGAATACATTGTATATTAATACTTTATTTTGTTCTGTTCCTACAGCCAAAGTAGTTCCAAGCTTGTTTGTAGCTAGGGCAATACCAAATTTTTCTTCGGTTCTTGGCTCATCATTTTTTAATTCTACTTTAGCATATACTGGAGAATTTTTCCAAACTGCCCAGTTGTTAGACTGTTCATTTGAATCTGCCCATATCAGTTCTCCGGCTTTAATATTTGTAGATAAAATTTCATTAGCTAAATCAATACTTTCAAGTCTCTGACTAACAAAAATCAATTCTCTAGTTGCGCCTGATAATCCTTGAAAGTTTGGAATTTCTTTTTCTACAACTATAGTATCGTCTATTAGATCAGACACTGTATAAAATCCGTCAGCGTCGCCTGACGATTGTAATCCAAATACATCCCCAATAGATAAATTAGGAGTTATATCACATTCAAATGTTAAGATTCCGTTGTCATATGTTGCACCTATAATAGTAAATGGTGCTCGAGTAATTCTATAAACATTCCAATAATCGCCGCCTGCATTTAATGTTTCAAAGGCGCACCAAATGTAATCTCCTATTGAAAATTCATTTGGATTTTGATCTAAAAGGTCAAGTAAAGAATCAACACTAAGTGTTACGTCGTCGTATCTTACATACCCAGGAGTTCTTAAAAATCTTGTTTTATGAGATCTTATTGGCCAAGGATTACTAGAATAATTAACTGTTCTAACAACAAGGTCTGTTGGCACTTGTCTGTAAACAGAGTCAACAATATTAGAATCAATAGAATTAACAAATTCAATTGGCTGTGGATTAATTTTAAAATTATCTTCTTTTAGTTTAATTTCAATTTCATCAAACGCTGCACTTGCACCGTATTCTCCTACTCTAACAGCCCATTCTTCATCAAACACAAGACTATCTTGGTCGTTTGCACTTAAAACGTCAAACAGTTTGTTTAAAACATTCTTTGTGCCCTTCTCAATAATCATACCTTGATAAAACTTATACTGACTTACGTCGTCTCGAATAATATTTTCAAGGTACTGTCTATTTTGATATCCAATTAAATGTTGCGCTACTTTTTGTTGGCCTGCATCAAAATTATCTGTGTCTAAATCATAGAAATCAGTAAACTGTTCTGCTTTATAATCCCAGTTAGGAATTAACCTAGGTGTAGGTTTTTCTAATAGTAGCTTCCACTCATTACTATTAAACAGTTCTACTCCGGGAATAAATTTGTTTGCACTATAATAAAATTCTTTAAACTTTACAATTGTTCCTAACGAGTAATCTGTCCAAGGCTCCCAATCTTTAATTACTGCTTCATCATAGATAAATCCTGGAATACTAAATCCGCCTGTCCAGCTTTGAGTAAGGTAGCCGTTTATTTTAATTCTTTCTTGACGATACCCTGGTTCTAAATCATAGATAACATCATTAAACATTGTTCTATTATCTATAACAACTACATGTTCTTTTTGTATTAGATAAAAAGTAGCTGAATAAATTCCGTGGCTAGTGTTTGCAGGACTTACTGAATAATTGTTATCTGTTCTATAAATGCTTGTTAGATCAGGATCTAATTTTTGCCCGTCAACTCTTAAAATGTTATATCCGTAAAAACTATCTTTAATATCATTAACTACTGAAAACTCAGTATTAAGAGTAATTTTTTCTGCTGCAGGACTTAGAGAGATAACTGCTCCAGTTTTCCATTTCTGAGTAGCCCAGAACATAAATTCTTTTAAGCTGGTGTTCCAATTAGAAATACTTTCAGTGTTAGTATTAAAGTCGTCAAATACAAATCCTTGGTCTTCTAAATAGATACCGTATCCTTCTAAAAAACTTACCACTTCTTGTATTGTACTAAGTGTAGTTCCGTAACTTAATTTTAATACTTTACGTTTTTCCCAAACTTTACCAAGAGTGGCAACTACTCCGCCTGTTTCTGGGAGACTTGGTAATAAGACATAAAGATCTTTATCAAAAGTATCTCCGCTTATGTGATTAGTTTTTACTCTATAATATCTTCCGTTGTATCTAATTACTTTTCCAGCTACATAAGTTTGGTTAGTATCAAAATCTGTAAATGATTCGCTTATTCCGCCAATTCTAATAGTAGGACCGTCTTGTAATTTAGAATAGTAACTAAAATACGGTTCGTCTTGATTATACCCTGCAATATTAAATCCGTCAGACACTTTAACAATAATAACTCCACTATAAGAAATTTTTCTAATTGGAGAGCTAGTGTTAAGAACAATGTTATAATTCTCCTGCGGAACAAATACATTATTTTTAGAAGTTGGAGATTTAGAATCAAGAATTAATCTAAATTTTTCCTTACTGGTAAATCCGCCAAGTTTGCTGACTATTCTATTTGTTAAAGACGACAAGTCACTCTTATAACTAGAAATATTATAATTGTTGATAGTAAAAATATGATCAGAGATATAATTTATTAATCCGCTGGAATATTCTCGAGTAGCATCATTAACATTCGAAGGTAAAATTATATCCTGAAGTCTTATACGAAGATTGGTGTCTTTGTATACTAACTGATTGGCTTTATTTTTTACAATTCTACTTCTATCAAAGCAAGTTCCTAATGTTTTGTTAGGAGATAAGGTTAAGAAGGCTAGAAGCGCAGCAAACGGATAAAGACTTGATCTTCTCCATGCTGTCTCAACTGGACCTTGATCTCCAAATTCTAAATATCCGGCTGGGCTTGGATTTATTACGCCAGTGACCATTCCGGTTTCGTACGGACTTATTAATCTTCCTTGATGGTCAACAGGAATCATATCTATCAGTCCTGGCCGCTTGTAGTGCAACTTTCTAGTTACTGGTTTTCCTGGCTCTCGAACTGCACCGTCATTTAAATCTTGCCAAAGAATTCTATTATTAGCAGTGTATGGCGCTGGTCCATATACTGATTCCCACCATACAGGTTTAATAGTAAATCCTAAAACTTCCCAAGGATGTGAATGCGGTCTGTCTGTATCAAGGAGCCATTTATAAATTGCTCTCCAGTGTGCTGGCACGGGTCTTCCGTCAGGTGCAATGTTTCCTCTATAATTGAAAGTAAAGCCGTTAGTTCTGTCATACGTTGGTAATCTAGTGTAATCTTGATCTATTTGGCTTGACCAGTAATAAAAATATTTTGATAGGACTTGATTGTATTCATCTAAATCATAGTCTGTATTTCTAAAGTAACCTGGGATAGTATCTTCAATGTTAAAAATTTCTGGATTGTAAGAGATTTTTATATTATTATAAATTCTTTTTTCTAACTCTAGAAGCAATTCATCTCTATAATCACCAAATGCAATAGTAATACTTCCGTCGTGTCCTTGTATAACATCTGTAGGTTCAATATAAGTTGTATCTTGAAAAATTTCAGGAACAAACTTTGGCCAGATGCCTAATTTTGTTGGTGTAGGAGGTACGAAAGTTCCGTCAGTTGACTCGTACTCATATACTTCAATCAAGTCATCCTCGTTGATGTCTAAGATGATTTCTAAATATCCTGAAGAAGTAAAGGTATAATTCAATCCGTAAAGTAGTTGTTCACCATTTAGATAAACTAAAACTGACTTATTTGATAATGCTGACATATCAAATACATCAGAAATTGGGTACATCTTTACACGAGAATCCAACACAGGATATTCAGTTTTTTTACTTGGTCCATAGGCAAACATATCGCTTAGATAATAAGGATTTGTTTTAGGAGTCTGTTGATTTATTTGATATAAAATCTCATCAACATGGTCCCTAATATTGCTGCCAGAACCTGATTCTTCGGCTAGTCTTAAAAATAATCTTTTGAATGTTGCATACGTTTCTTTAGCGTCTTCAACAGATTTTAGAACATTAGCAGTTTTTGAACCAAGATGATAAAGGCTAAAATTTAACGGACATGTGTGCTGAACGAACCGTGTACCGTACGAGGATGTGTCTCCTAAGTCTCTAAGATTACCTTGTCCAATATAATTTCCTACAAATCCTGGAATATTTTCAGAGATTGAAGATACATGATCAATAACTTCGCCTAAAGTAAAGTATTGTAAATTATTGTTTAAAGGATTATTTTGTAAACTTAAAGGTATTTCGTAATATCCTTTTTTATTCTTAGCTTGTTTTGCAAAGCATTTTAAGGTTATTACATCTGAATCTGTAATTGTTATTCTACTGTTTTGATTAAGCGATACGTATTTGTAGTTTATTCCTGTTTCTACAGTAAACGCAGTCTTTGGAATTCTTTTACCGTTAATTAAAACTCTAACTTCAAGATCTAATAAATCGTTTGCATTATCGTATACGTCAATAGGAAAGTTATTCTTATATTCTGTACCTTCGTAAATTCTAATAATAGGTTGAGCATTAGTAATTAAATTCTTACACCATCCATTAGAATATTCTTCAAGATTATATCCGTGAATAATTTTTAAAAATCCAGTATCTGTATTTTTTGATAGTGTAACAAAGTTTTCTTTATATTGAAAATAATCTGTTAATAGATTAAATTCAAATAATATGTCTCCTACATTTGCTATATTTTGATAAGATAACCCGAACCCTAATTCAGAGTCGGCACTAAGTGAAGAAGTTTTATATGAAAAAATCTTATTTCCTGCAAAACTTGATCCGTCGTAAACAGAAATGTCTGCAAAGCTATTTCCATCCTCGTCAAATAAATCAAATAAAGGAGACTGATTTACTGTTATTTTTTGCTGGCCTTTGTTCCAAATGGATCCATTATAATAATACATTGATCCTTGATTTTCTTGGCCGAACTTTACAAGAACTGTTTCTCCGTTAATAGGAACAGTATCGTCAGTTTCAATTAGAGTAATTTGATCTTGTGCTACCGTTACTATATCAAGCAAGTGATTTCCTTCACTTTGCGAGGTTAAGGTAACAACTTGTGTTAGATTTTTATCTGAATATAGTCTAATTCTTTTATTATCAACTACGTAAACATAATAAACTTGGCGATTAACTAGTCCACCAATTGCAGTGTTACCATTTGACAAATATTCTACTCGTCTTCCGTTAACTAATCCGTGATCAATATCAAGATTAAGGTGGTTAGTCGGAATTTCTACATTTGTAATTCCGTTAAATTCAACTTGTCGATTAGCTGGCTTTACGTTGATAAACTTAACTTCAAAAATTTTCCCTTGAACTCGTATATCTGTATCAGCTGTGAACAGAATTCTCTGGCCGTTTACTAGATCTACATTATCAATATTATAACCTAAACTTCCTTCAATAGTACTAAAAACGTCAGTAGTAAATGTATCTACTAAATCTACATTTTTCTTTGCAACTGATCCAAAATTATATAATTTTACACCTGCATCAAATTCAATAATTGGTCTTTTTGCTCTTCCGCTCTGATCAATATCTGGCGCTAAAGAATTTAATTCATAACTAGTTTTAATCACATCTTCGTGGAACCATCGATTATATCTAGCCCACGGATTTCTATCTGGACTTGATCTATTGATAGTAATATAATCTTTTGATGCAGCTAAACTATTTGCATCACTAAAAGGTAAAAAATCAAAAGGAGTGTCATCGAACAACACCTGACTATCAGAAGTATATGTGCTGATGATTTCTAAATCTTTTTCGCTTACTAATGTAATTTTATTTCCTACACCCTCAACATACCAAATAGAATTAGAATACTTTTCAGGAGATACAGTTCCAGTAAATTTAATTTTCATTCCGTTACTAAAAGAAACACCATTAGACATAGTATAAGTCTTTTTGCCTAGGATGTCTTTTTCAACATCTAAAAATGTGTTTTCTGTAATGTCTTGTATTTTAAATATGCCCGAAGTATCAATATTATTTTCACTTGTGTAAAATAAAAAGTCCGGTGCGTCCTCAGGAATTGAAAATTTAATTTCTCCTACTTCTACAGCATTTTGACTTACACCCTGCAAGTAACGATCTGTTGAGCCAATAGTTCGTTCAGTTTTAATACTGAATGGTTCTCCTGGAGAATTAATTATAAAATTATAAGTTTGTCCTCTGTATAATGTTAAAGAAGGATTTTTACTTAATCCGTCTGGTGTGAAAACAAAAGACCGGTTATCTCCCTCGTCAACAGTAACAACAGTATAAGTGCTTTCTATTGCTAGTTGTTGTCCTGCTACAGAAATAACAGGAGGGCCATAGGGTAACCAAAAATACTGTTGAAAATTAGCAAATTTGTCCCAGCAGATATGAGGTTCCCAAGAATAAAATTCTTGCTTGTTTAATCTCTCATGGTTATCAACGATTCCGTTGTTGATCTTAACATGATTAATGTGATCTATATAATCTTTTAAAAATGATACATTGCCTAAGTAGTCTTGAATAATTGCTGCAGGTTCAAGTTGATAATTAGATCTATCAATATCCGATGCTTCAATAAAAATATCGCTAGCCGTGACTGCTTTGGCGTTTTTTCTTCCAATGTAGCCATTTACTTTTTTAACTTTTCCAGGCTGTGTTAGTTGATCTATAGTGGCTTCGGTAAATTTTTTGTTAGCATCTGTTCTATAAAATCTAGGAAGAAGACTTGACGATCTTCTTTTTTCGTTTGAATTTATAGGGACACCGTTCTCATTTTGATTTTTATCGTATGCCATTAAACACTCCCAATCGTGCTGCTAAGAATATTTTGTTCATTTAGTGTTGTTGATTGTATAAAGATTTCACCAGAGCTCTTAATTTTTGTTGCAGTAATTGCGGAAATAATTTCAATATTATCCACAGATGCTCCGCTTACAAATATTTGATCTCTTTCTGCTTGAATTTCATATAAGCTACCAAAAAATAAATTTGATTTATTAGGTACAATAATAAAATTTACAATATCTGGTGCTAATTGATTCATCACATATGTTGCTAGTTCTGTAAAGTAAAAACTATCTCCGAAGTCCCAATTTTCCAAAGAGAAAAATTGATTTATTGCAGATAACGCTCTTGATTTAATATCATTATCACTTACTACCTTTTCAGAATTTTTAACAATTTTAAAGGTTGCTTGAAGGTCCGGAGATGCCTTATTTCCAAATAAAATTTTATATTTGACAGGATGGTAGATAATTTCATCGCTAATAGATTTTATTTTATTAAGATCTGTAGATAATAAATTAAACAACTCATCGCTGCTTGGTGGTAGTGGTTCGGTCGTTAAACTTCCTTGTAGGTATCTTCGATATTCTTTATCGTAGTTTTTAGTTAAAACAAAAATGTCTACAATATTAGTAAGGCCTGGATCAATTCTAGATTCGTAATCAGCATTATGAATATACTGAAAATTTAAATTATCTCTTCCTTGAAATACTCGATATGAATCACTAAAACTTAATTTTCCTTGGGATAGATTTAATTTTTTAACTACATCCGTATCAACAAAATAAAAATGCTGACTGTCGTTGTAGTCATTAAAATTAATCACAGAACTTTCTGAGGGTAGAATTATTACTTCTCCCGTATTTGAAAGATATCTATAATCTTCTTGCCCTTGTGCGATTGAATATTTTTCAAGTACTACATAGTACTTTGAACTGCTTTTGTTAATAAGTTGTTCAAATAATTCTGGGTTATCTACTACACTATCTTCATCAGTGTCAGTAAATGTAATTTGAATCTTTTTAGTATCTACGTAACCATCTAATCCTTTAAACTCTTCAGAAATTTCCCAATCTAAATCTAATGTATAGGGAATAGTTAACGACGGTCGTGTATTAATTCGTAAAATTTTTATTTTATCCTTGATTGTAGTATTTGATTTCACATCATATACTTTATCCGAAGCATCAAAATAAAAACGTATCTGTTTATCACTTTCGAAGATGTATCTTAGTTGTCTATATTGGACAGTATAGTACTCGGTGTCAGTTGTGAATAAAAATATCCAACTGTTATCTAATTTTGAATTTCCAATATCTCCAGCCTTGCCTAAACTAAATGTTGTGCTTTGGTTAAGATTGGCTTCAAAAATAATTTTCCAGGTCTTTGTATTAACATCGTATCGAAGTCCAAATGGTTTATTAGAATAAATTAAATCAACCATTGTACTGACTACAGTAGTCTCAAGAGAAGTGCGCCATCTAGGGATAATTTGTTGTAACACTGCGTTTGACGGTATTACATCGTTCAATAGTACTGTTCCAGCACCATCTGGCTTAATACCAGTATTATTATTTGTGCCGTCACCGTATACGCTAACAACCTTAGTCCATAGCACCGATGATGCATTAGGAATTAGGCTGGTGTTTTCAGTAGTAGTAACAATTTTATTGCTATCGGATGTGTCAAAATATTGTGTTGCAGAATTAGGTACTACAAATTTTAATAAGGCTCCAAATTCTATATGTTTTAACTCAGTAGTTGTAAATGCTCCTGTTTTAAAAGGAATAATTTCAGATAGGTCGGTAAAATATCCGGTAGACTGATTAGTATCAGAAGTTACGTTTATCCACTTAACATCAACCGGTGCGGTATCTACATTTGGAAATTCTGAATAGTAAAAATCTCTTAATGTATTTTTTTCTAAGATAGATGAAATTTCATTATAAATGACACTCTCAATATCTGTTCTAGTCAAATAACTGAACTTAAAATTGTCAATAAATTTTTCAATATACACAGCCCCATCGTCGGCAAATAAATTAGTCTTACTATACTTCCCGGTTGGATCAACTAGATCAAAATATCGACTTATGCCACTGCTAGATCTATTGATTGATTTTATTTTTGCTACACTTTGACTTACTGATAAAGGACTAATATTATAATCCTCAGCTGTAATCATTCTATTTTGTGTGTAATATGTAGCCGGTGCATTATTTTTAATTTCTGCATTTGTTTCTGATGCTGCGGAATTCGCCACACTTGTTTGTAATGACATTGTAATTGTCAGTGTTTCAACTTGACCAATATTAGAAACGTAAGGAATATCAATAGTGATTCCTCTAACATCTTTTGGATTAATTGTATAATTTAATCCGTTACTAATTCTATAGTATACTCTAAATGTGCCAAGCGGTAAGTTTCCAAATGTACCGTCACTAAACGATAAACTTACGCGATCACTTGATCGTGTAATAACAGTAAAAATATTTTTAATATTTTTTTGCAGACTGTTATAAATGATATTGTTACCCTCTAATGAAGGAACTTTAGCCCACTGCTCTGTTTCAAATCCATTGTTATCAATTTTATAAAGCCACATGTCGCTGTTGTTAACATTAACAGCGTCAAGGTCAACTACTTCGTTAGTTGAAGGTTGAGTAATTGTAAACGTTCCTTGATTTAATGTACCTTGTCTAAAATGTAAAAAGAATCCAGTTGAATTACTTGCTGGGCCTTTTCCGTCTTCTCTATAAAGGAAAGCAAGATTGTTTGCGACGCTAGGGGACTCTTCGTATATTTCGTCAGCTCCAGTAAACACAGTGCTAACTATTTCAAAATCCATGTTACGGCCGTCTACTGTTTTTGTAAACGAGTAAACCGGAACATCTGCATTTACGCTCTGAAATCTATATTGTTCAGTTGGGACTCCGTATACTGTCTTTTTATCGTCCGGATTTCCAAACTGTTTGCTTGCAGGTATAGCTGCATTTATTATTTTAATAAATTGATCGTACCAATTAGTATTAGCAGGATCATTCCACAATACAGTTTGTCCGGATAAATTTCGTCCGTTACTATCAACAACTGTTTGTGTAGTGCTTACGCTAGTGAACTTTAGTAATCCGCTAGCAGGAATATTCCTTTTTGGCGTGTAGCTTAGTAATCTAGCTAGACGTAGGACACTATCTCTGCGTTCTGCAAGTTCTAAAAAGTTTTCTCTAGCATTTAAATCAACCCTAAATGCAACATTTTGTCCCAAAAATGCTATTAGATCAATTAATGCAAGGTACTCGCTAGATTCAATATAATCATTAAAATCTTCTGGATAATTTTCTCGAAGATAGCTAATCATAGTTCTACGAAGATTTTCAAAATCGTAACTTTGAAAGTCTGCGTTTCTATAACTTTGGTATATTCTTTTCCAGTCTTCTGCGACTAAAAGTCTATTTTGTCTATCAGTTGCTGACATATCTGTTTCCTATTAACAGATATATTTATTGGAATTTATTATCTGGGTGTTTAATTGATAAGCCCGTTATCCTGGTCAAATTTAAATCTTAGGGCTTCGGAAATGTTATAAGGCAAGTAAGTCAGTGAACACTCAATTTGAATACCTGTTTCGTACTGTGTTACAATTATTTGATCTGCTCTAACACGCGGATCATAGTTAATGATAGTTTCAACATTTTTTGTTATCAAGTTTTTCACTTGATCAGTTAATGGTTCAAACAATAAATCCCAAATTACAGTACCAAATTCGGGCTGCTCTAATCGTTCACCTTGTCTGATATGGAAATGATTAATGATATCCTGTTTAATCAAGTTAAGATCATAGAGAGTATATGAGTTAGTATCACTAGAAAGTGTACTGAACCCACGATATGTCCGTGCGCCAGGGATAAAGTTAGCCTGCTTAGGAGCAGGTAAAGTTATATTTTCATATAATCTGTTTCCAGTAACCATAAACTATTTAACTCCCTTTTCTAAATGTATCAACAATGCTTAGTTTTTTCCACTGTGGTGCTGCTGATGATAGAGATGTTGATTGTCCTTCGTATCTACCGTCAACATCTCTATCAGTTTTTGTAGGTTTAACTTCAGTAGGATTTAAATTTTCGTGTTGAGGATATGGTTCATGCGTTGGCATTCTTCGCATAATCATGTTTCCTTTACTACCAGTATCAGTAGGCAACAGATGTGTTTTTAATTCTTTAGGAACTTGAGCTTCAACGGCGGCTGTTGCAGATGGTCCGTTCATATGAATTTTGCTTGCTGTTTCAATATGTTGGCTTCCACTCTTAATATAAGTGTAAGCTCCGGCAGTAAATGCATTATTTTTTGTAGTTTTCCAATCAACATTGCCTTTTGTAGTGTGTTTAAAATTTTCATTAACTGTAGACTCAACGTTCTTTTTAACTAAAATTCGTTGATTCTCATCTACAATTAATACACTATCTTTATTGACATGTGTGTGCATTTCACCTGCAACCTTAGTATTAAAATTGCGTCCGGCCTGCATATTAATATCACGCTCTGCAAAGAAATTTAAATCCTGTGCAGTATGTACACTTATACTATCTTCAGCATAGATATCAATTTTTCCATCACTTGATAACTCAATCCAGCTGGTTCCTCTAGCATTACCAATGTAGATTAAATCTTCACTATTATGTAATAGTATTTGATGCCCAGTTCGAGTGCGAATTCTAATCAATTCATTATGTGGAATTTTTTTGTCGCCGTCTGTTTCATCTGCTTCTACATTTGCATATTCAGGAGGGCCTTCACTAGCAGTTTTTTTTCTTAAAAACTTATCGTCGCCATCATCCATGACTAAAGTTGACCCGCCTAATCTACTGACAAATGCTCCTGCAATCTTATGTTCAAATTTTCCAACTTTGCCTCTTTTTCCGGACTTATCTACTGGTCCAGGGGTTGACACTCCAAATACTGCACTAGGAACTTCTCGGCGGGCACTAGATGTTGTAAGACCTCTAATATCATCTTCTAATAACCCTTGAGTTTCTAAAACATCTTGCAGATAAGTGTGTACTGGTTTTTTAATTTTAGTTGGATCTTGAACTGCTTCGTTTATATCTTTGTTATATTCTGCAACCGGCACTGTAGGTTTCTTGCCATCTTTACTATAGCTTGTTGATGCCATTCCTGGCACCATAAAATTCATATATCTGTCTTGAACACAGCCTATCCAAAATCCTTTTTTAGGATCACCGTTAGCAAATATAACCATTACTGTAGTTCCTATGTCCGGTGGAATCATCCACCAGCCATAACTTTTTTGAGTTTCATCGTAAGTATCGTTGTCAGAATCTTTTCCTAAAAAATCTGCACTAGTGACTCCATAAAAAGGACTTAGATATTTGACTTGGAATACCTGTCCTTCCCTTGAATCACTGTTTCCCACAGGATGTAATAGTTCTACTTCTAATGTCCCCATGTACTCTGTATCGAGGTGGCTGACAATTTTTGCCAGAAACGGTCCTGGATTTGGTAATGATTCTTGCGATGATCTAGTTAACTCTGGCATATTTTAAATTGTAAATGGTTGTCTAACTGGTGGTGTTACAGGTACTACAGTTCCTTTATTATCTACTACATTTTTCTCACCAGTTTGGTTAGTTTTAGTAATAGCAGCAAGAACATTAGCTTGTGTCTGTTCCCATGTGGGAGGATTATCCGAAGCAACTGCAAGAGAAGGTGTAGCAGGAGCTTCATCTTTAAGTTCTTGTATCATTCTTCGTGTCATACTTAATTGCTGTACAAATTTACCCCTAGAAAAATTACTAACAATAGTTTGAACTTTATAAAGTCCGCTGTACTCTGCTACTAATTTATCCGGACCAAATTCGTAAAATCCGGTATTTTCATTCAAATCAACTGGTGTTCTAAAATTTAAAACTAAATCTACTTCGCCACTTTGATAATCTATAGTACCGTCTGCATTAATATTAATTAAGCTTGTTTCTGGTGCAGTATAATTACCCATTCCACTATCACCAAGATAGTACGGATCTCCGATAATTTCCATATCAACAGCAAGCATGTCTGCGCCTTCAGTTAAAATATCATGGAACTGTCTGGCGATTCGTGTTTCTACAGTTTCAATTCCGCCACCGCCGGCGTTATCAGTACGAGTACTAATTGCATCGTATCTTCGTTGAGTGCCCATTGAGTTATCTGGTATCACTGTATTCCCAGTAGAATTTTGTGCTCTTTCTACTGTTTCGTCAACTGCGCCGCTTTCTTGTGTTTGTTTTTTAACATCTTGATTAAGAATACCAGAATCAGCAGTATAACTTTGATAAAAGCCTGCGTTAAAGTGCATGTTAAAACTTAAAACATCTAGATTTTTACCGGTAAACACATAGTTGTATTCTTTAATTGCTTGTTTTTTAAGTTTATCAATCCCTGGAGGAGGTGTATTAGGTGGCATAAATCTACTCGAGTGTACTAGATACGGCACTATCCTATATACTATTATTTTAGGTTTCTCTCCAGTTTGTCCTAAGTTAGCATCAGTTGATTTATTGTAAACTTGTGTTTCAATTCTCCACCAAGGAATCATTCCTTCATTAGTAATTTGATTATTACTAGTTGCTTGTCTAGCATAATCGCTTTGTAAAATAACTTGATTGATTACATTGGTTATATTGCTACCCTGTTTAAATCTAAAATCAGAAGTGTTTACTGGACTTACAACTCCTGCTCGATTATAATATCCGCTTGATTCATTGTATGCAGCATTATCTTTGGCAAATTCTTTATCAGCTGCTCGAGAACTATCAAATGCCATCTGAGCTGATCCAATTTTGTTTACTGAGGATTGAGTGTAATATGCAGAATCCCCTCCCTTGCTAATTCCTAATTTGTTTTCAATAGTAGTTGCAGCACCTACTTGATTAGGATTCGTTGTAGCAGAGGTTGTTGATGTTGTTGATACGTTGCCTGTTGTTTTTAAATCTGTAGGAAATAAAATTACAACTTCATCAGGAACAGAAACCTGAGCTTGTGTGTCTTTATTTGCAGTTTCTCTAATTCTATCATTTATTTGTTTTTGAAGACTCTTTGGTCCTGATTGCAACATTTCTTGTACTGTTGCTCCAGCAATGTTAACTTCTGTCAGTAGCATTGAGTAAGAATCTGCGAACCCTTGTTCGTTCCATGGGTATGCTTCAACTGCATATGTTGCACCTTTAGCATCAACTGCCATCTCAACTTCTCTTAATTTTAAAGGAATATATCGAGTAGTTCCTGGTATATTAACTGATGTATTATCGCTGTCTACATGCCCTGCAAATTCAATTTTAAGTAAAAAAGGTGCTGTAAGATAATTTTGATGTCCGGCATTTTTAGCTGCAATTTGGATAGCCTGCATAAACAATCCCATGCTATAAGTTTCTGTAATTTGAAAACTTAATCCAGTAGCATTTGTATTTCCTGTAGTTTTATCAAACCCCATTGCGCCTTCGATACGCAAATTATCCATAAAGAAATCAAATTTTCCCGAAGGGTTATTCTGTGTTGTTATAGCTGTAGGGATTCTGTTATCCGGAAGTCCGCTACCGCTTCTAAGGACGATAGTGTTTGGACGAAATATTCCTTTTCGATATGTTTCATCAGGAAAATTAATTTCTTCATCAGTCAATACCGACAGGGTAAAAATGTAGTTTACTGTAGAGTAAACACCTAAGATGTTAGGAAACGGTGGCGTTTCATTTATAGGGACTATAGTTTTTTCTGCTGCACTGTATTCTGATAACTTTCCAACATCTGCTAACTCTGAAATTTTAACATTAGGTAAGGAAGGAATCCCTGGTAAATTATTAGCTGCTATCTGCTTTAATGCATTGCCGCCGGCTGATACTAGATCTTTAACATTTCCAGAAACTGACAGATTCTTTGCTAGTCCTGTATTGCCTACTGTAGTATTACTGCCAGTTGATGCTGTAGTTGCACCTGGGTAATTAGGGCTTGTATAGCCTGGAGGGAAAAAACCTGGTGGCATATTATACTCCTAACACTGCTTTTAAACTTGACCCTTTAGGTATATAAATTTGTTTTCCTGGAGTAAAATCAAATATAGGGTCTTGTAAAATATCTAAATTTCTTTGTATAAAGACCCACCACAATCTTGGAGTGCCGTATAGGTCATAAGCTAATAAATCTGGTCGGTGTGTATATTGACTTTCAATGGTATAAAGAAAGTCATCGGGTTCGGCACTTACTGGACGTATTGCTAGTAAATCTAAATAACCATTAGTAAACGATGTAGTAAACCAAGGACTGGTAGTAGAATATTTGGCCATTATACGAATCCTACAGGGTTATTAACATATTCACCGTTAACAAATTTTTGTAAACTAAATTGTCTAACAGTTTCTCTACTGTAAACAGGTTGTAGAGTTATTGTTATCTCACTCTTAGTAGGAACATGTGTTGTTCCCATCGGAGGACCTTGATTAGTTAAAGAAGAACTAGAAGGAAGAGGTGGTGCTCCAAAGGCTCCGCCAACTATATTATTTTGTAGTCCAGGAATTGACAACGATGGTCTTGAGCTTGTTTGGGAGCCCGGGGCTCCTACTTTTGTAGTAATGTAGTTAACATCGGCAGGTAATCCTATTTGAAAACTTTTTACCACCACAGGAATATTCTTAAATACGTAATCTCCATAGCCATTAAGCTTTAAAATTACAGGAGGATTACCAGCATTTTCACTCTGTCCTGAAAACATTTTTGTAGCACTCCGTAAAAAATGTACCACAGCAAGCCAATACGCTGCCTGTACGCCATCTTCGGAATAGAATGTACCTTGAATAGATATCTGATCAACCTTTGAATTTTCATATGCAAAAAATCCAAAGTTTTGATGCACTGGAGATTGATCGCCGTAACTGGCAGCACCGGACATTGTTATACTAGGAGTATAAGGAAAAATTAGCCCGCCAGCATCAATTAACGGTTTCAGTACCGGACTTTTATCAAAAAATGTACCTGGCGGTAGGCTAAGACGAACACGCCAGTCTTGTCCATCACTAAAGCTAGCACTTGCTCCGCCAAACGATCCTAGGATATTTCCACCTGGTGGTAATCCTATACTTCGAAGACTTGATAGTAGCTTTTGTGGGTCGGATATGTTGTTAAGTGCTGCGCCTAAGTTAGCAGCTAGTCCGAGTCCAGCAGAAATACCGGACCCAATAGTTCTTGCAGTTGTACCGGCAGTTCTTGCAATTGATGCCGGATCAAAATTTGTTGGCATTCGACGTTCTCCTTGTCCATTATTTATTGACAAAATTAAGTGCATAGTTTATAATTTTACAACAAAGGATTCATAATGACCGTAAAAATCAATTATCTTAACAATAAAGACTTATTAGACGAAATACACAAATCAAAAAATACATATTCCAGCTATTCTAAACCAGAATATCACAGATATGATATAATTTTACCGCATGTTGACAAAATTAATATTCGAACAATCGCAGAAGCTAAACGTAACCAAGCGAAAAGACTTGGTCAAATAGAATATGAACGACGTAAAGCTGCCAAGGAAAAAGTAAAACAAGCCGACTGCGAAGTTGATTACAAAAAAATTCTGAAAACTGATTTGGTTTTTAGAATCATGACTTACGATCATATTCCATTAAACGCCACTAGAAAAAAGAATCCTAAAACAACTGCTGATGGCAGGGACAAAGTAAACTTTCCTCCATTCCAACACTGGAAATTTGACGAAAACGACATACTAGTGTGTGTAGGAAAAAGCCACTGGAAGGGCGATCTAGAAAAAGGAAAGTTCAGTAAGGATCATGGACAAATAACAAATACCCTAGCCCGAATGTATATTAAACTTTGCGAACGTTACGCCACACGAGGTAATGTTAGAGGTTATACATACAACGATGAAATGCGCGGACAGGCTATTTTACAACTAACACAGATAGGACTACAATTCGATGAGTCAAAGTCAGATAATCCTTTTGCTTATTTCACTGCTGCTGTTACTAATAGCTTCGTTCGAATAATCAATATTGAAAAAAGAAATCAAAGTATTAGAGACGACATACTGGAAATAAACGGAATGAATCCTAGTTATACTAGAACGGGGCAGGCAGAGTATGCTGCTGCTTCAAAGCGAAACGAGGGGTACGATGACTAACCTGTTTAAGAAAGCAGCGTGTTTCACTGACATACATTTTGGGTTAAAATCAAATAGCAGCATACACAATCAAGACTGCGAAGATTTTGTAGACTGGTATATTACTAAAGCAAAGGAGGAAGGCTGTGATACTGGAATTTTTCTCGGCGATTGGCATCATAATCGCAACAGTCTTAATATCACTACGATGGATTATAGCCTTAGAGCCCTTGAAAAACTGGGCCAAGCTTTTGATCAATTTTATTTTTTTCCTGGTAATCACGATCTTTATTACAAAGATAAACGGGATATACATAGTGTAGAATTTGGAAAGTACATTCCTGGTATTACAGTTGTACACAAACCAGTAACCATAGGTGATGTAACAATGTGTCCGTGGTTAGTAGGCGATGAATGGAAAACTATTGGCAAGTCAGGGGGCAAATACATCTTTGGCCACTTTGAATTGCCGACGTTTTTTATGAATGCCATGGTGCAGATGCCGGACCACGGAGACATTAAATTAAGCGATTTTCAAAACTATGAATTAGGATTCAGCGGACATTTTCATAAACGTCAGCAACAAAAGAATATGATTTATATTGGCAATGCATTCCCGCACAATTACGCAGATAACTGGGACGACGATCGTGGAATGATGGTACTTGAATGGGGTAAGCAACCTGAATACCATACATGGCCAGGGCAACCTACATTTAGAACTACTAAGCTTAGTGACTTGATTGATCGTGCAGAAGATATTATACTACCTAAAGCACATCTTCGTGTTAGCTTAGACATTGACATCAGCTACGAAGAAGCTAGTTTTATTAAAGAAAAATTTATGGGCGATTATGACATTAGAGAACTTACTCTAATTCCCGAAAAGAAAGAAATTGAAATCAATACCAATATTGATATTCGAGCATTTGAATCAGTAGATCAAATAGTGTCCAGTCAACTAGTAAACATAGAAAGCGAGACATATGATTCAAAAGTTTTACTATCAATCTACAATAATCTATGATTAAAATAAAAAATCTAACTGTTAAAAATTTTATGAGTGTGGGTAATCAAACCCAAGCTGTAGATTTTGAACGAGAGCAATTAACACTTGTACTAGGCGAAAATCTAGACATGGGCGGCGACGATGGTGGCAGTCGCAACGGAACTGGTAAAACTACTATTGTCAACGCCTTAAGCTATGCATTATTTGGTCAAGCATTGACAAATATTAAAAAAGACAATCTAATTAATAAAATTAACAATAAGAATATGTTAGTTACCCTGTCTTTTGAAAAAGATGGAATAGATTATAGGATTGAACGAGGACGTAAACCTAATATCTTAAAGTTTTATATCAACGATGTAGAACAAGAAGGCGATGAAACCGACGACGCTCAAGGAGATATGCGCGAAACGCAAAAAGATTTAGACGATCTTTTAGGTATGAGTCACGATATGTTTAAACATATTGTAGCTCTTAATACCTACACTGAGCCGTTTTTAAGTATGCGAGCTAATGATCAGAGATCAATTATTGAGCAACTATTAGGTATAACTCTTCTAAGTGAAAAAGCAGAGTCGCTAAAAGAGCAGATACGAGAAACTAAAGAACAAGTGCAGCAAGAAAACGCAAACATTGAAGCTGCAAAAAAGTCAAACGAAAAAATTGAACAAAGCATTGCTGGGTTAGAGACTAGAAAGTCAGCTTGGCATAATCAAAGAGAGATTGATTGTCTTAAACTAGCTGAAAAAATTGTTGAACTACAGTCAGTTGATATAGAAAAAGAACTAGAGCAACATGCAAAATTAAAAAGTTATGACGAACTGGCAGCAAAAATAAAAAGTTTAAACAAAGAAAAGGCTACGCTAGAAACTGCAATTATACAGGCAGATAAGACTGTTAAAAAATATGAAAAAGAAGTAGAAAAACTTAAAGATCATAAATGTCCATCATGCGAACAAATGCTGCAAGATCACAAGCATGACGAAATGAAAATTTTAGCAGAAAAAAATCTAGAAGATGCGTGTACTTACTTAGAAAGTGTATCTAACAATTATGCACAGACTGTAAAAGAACTTGAAGAGATAGGTGATATTAACGGCAGACCTTCAACTTTTTACGATACTATTGAAGAAGCACTTAAACATCAAAACAATCTTGAAAGTTTAATAGAATCTTTAGGTAAAAGACAACAGGAGACTGATCCCTATACTGAACAAATTGAAGATTTAAAAAATACTGCCTTACAAGAAATTACTTGGGATCAAATAAACGTCTTGAATAATCTTAAAGAGCACCAAGAGTTTCTGTTAAAATTACTGACTAACAAAGATTCTTTTATTCGTAAAAAAATTATAGATCAGAATTTAGCTTATCTAAACAACAGGTTGTCGTTCTACTTAGACAAAATGGGCTTACCGCATCAAGTAACATTCTTAAATGACTTAAATGTAGAAATTACACAACTAGGTCAAGATTTAGATTTTGATAATTTAAGTAGAGGCGAACGAAATAGACTTATACTAGGCCTAAGTTGGAGCTTCCGAGATGTATGGGAAAGCTTATATCAGAATATTAATCTGTTATTTGTTGATGAACTTATTGACAACGGTCTAGATGCAATAGGTGTTGAAAATGCTCTTGGCGTCTTAAAGAAGATGGCTAGGGAACGTAATAAAAACATCTATCTAATCAGTCATAAGGATGAGTTAGTAGGGCGTGTAAACAATGTTTTAAAAGTTATTAAAGAAAACGGGTTCACATCTTATTCTTCAGATTTAGAGATTTTAAATGACTAGTGATATTCACGAACAAATAATTAGAACCTTTATAAAATATTTTGAGGCGAATCAGCGTTGGGAAACTAAACAGACGCATACTTCAGGCATTGAAGCTAGGGCACTGCTATCTGAAATTAGAAGATTAGCTACAATTAGACGAGTAGAAATAGGCGAAGTAAGAAAAAACAAACCAAAAATTAAATCACCAAAATACAAACAATCACTTTTACAGGACAAACAAGACGACGAGGCATAAACAAGTTGATGTCATGGTATTATCAAAATCAACTTGTTACAGAATTGCCTGAAGACTGTGTGGGATTCGTGTATCTTATCACTAATACAGCTACAGGCAGAAAATATATAGGCAAAAAACTGGCAAAATTCAGTAAAACTAGCTATAAAACAGTAACACTTAAAAACGGTACTAAAAAAAAGAAACGCATTAAGTCAAAAATAGACTCCGATTGGCAAAAATACTATGGCTCAAACGACAGGCTCAATCAAGATGTTACAACATTAGGTCCTGATCGCTTTCTCAGAGAAATTCTCTTTTACTGTAAAAGCAAGTCAGAATGTAGTTATATTGAAGCAAGAGAACAATTTGATCGTAGAGTTCTCGAAACTGACGACTACTATAATGGCATAATCAATGTACGTGTAGGCAGTTCACCATCGCTTAGACAGGCTCTTCTAGAACACAATTTAAAATCATCTAACACTTAAGGTTAGCGGGCCAGTTTGTAATACCGCTGTGGAAAAACCGACGTAAGAAATCGGACACGTAACATATTGATGCACTCCCGTGGAGTTAATCCACTATCCTGAAAAATTGGAAGCGAGTCAGAGGGTTCGAACCATATGCCCAACGCATTGATATAGTATGAATGTTAGCATACGAAAAACCGTGCTATAAAAACTTAGACACTAGGAACGAGGTCTAAGGCGCTTTTTAAGCGTATCGACGTAGGTTGGGAAAGGTCAGAGCCCATTAGTACACGGTAAAAACACCTACTTCCACGTATGGCTGGGGCAACTCACATGAAAATTGGAACCTGTAGGAGGTTCCGTTTGACCTAAACAATCTACATGAATTTTAAACAGTTATCACATACGTGATAACTTCTAATTATATCATTAAATAAAGAAAAGCTCGAGCGTTAGCGAAGAGCAGATGAACGCAGTTCATCTTAAATCATTCTAAATAAATAAAATATCATGAGAATTTCTGATCTTATCGCTGAAGCTGGTCCTACTAGTTATGTACCCGCTAGTCCTGGAAGCCCTATTGTGGTGCCTACTCCACTAACACCACCAGCTACACCTACACCAAGTCCTAGTGCGCCTGCACCAACACCTTCAGGTCCTGATCCTGATAAAAGAGCAGAACGTCGCAGTAAGGTAGAGCGAGGTAGAAAAATACAGAGAAAAATACAGTCAGGTAAAAATTATCTAATTGATCTAATTCAAGAACGTAGGAACGAGCCTGCATACAATAAGCTGGGCAGAGCTAGTTTTCTAAAACTTGGCGGTGCTACGACACGTATTCTAAGACTGATAGGCTACGCAGATCTTGCTACTGGTTATTGGACAGACATTGCTATTGTAGAAAAGGAACTAGCTCGACAAGTTGCTGCTGGTGAAATTACCAAAGAGCAGGCCAATGAAGACTACAACGAAACTCGTAAACAGCTATTAGCCACAATCGTAACTATCATTGCTGCCAGTTCCTTTATCAAGTATGCTCTACGCACAGCCATGGGTTTAAGATGGCTAGTTCGTGCGTTTGGTCTAGTAGAAACTGCTGCCACTGGCGGTCTCGGAATTGGATTATTAATTGCTTCTGAAATTGCTATGACTTATTTTATGACTTGGGCCACCAGTGATGAAGGCAAGAAAACTATAGCAGAGATTATCACCTATCCAATCATTGGAGATATTAAAGCCAGCGATGCAATTGGCTTCCTAGCAACTGCACCAATTGACAAAGTCAAATCACTATTCAGTACATGGACTAAGAGTGATGCAAAGCCTAACAAGCCTGGAGATCCTGCAAAACCAGATCAAGGACAGGGAACACAGCCAGCTGATGGTAAATGGAAACCTAATGGTCCTAAACCAGATCCTGCTAAACCCGGAGAACCAGGTTCCTACAGTCAGTTTGCAACAGATCCAGAACTGAAAAAAGCTCTACAGGCTGCTGGTCTTTAAATTAAAGGAAGACCAGCTTCTTGGCTGGCTTTGAGATTTTCATCAATGATGTTGGCCAGTATTTCTCTATCTTCATAACTGTAGAGATAGAACAGGTCAGTGCTGCTGACACCTCCCCGCATATACCAACTTATTCTAAAAATTTCGTGTTTTATCTGCTTGATTTGATTTTCAAAGCGGCTGATCAGTTTTTCAATGTCAGAGTTTGATTTAGTGATCAAGCTTGATCGAAAAAATTTGCTTGATCCAATGTGATTTCAAGATCTACTTGATGTCCGCAATTAGAACACTTAGCAGGAAATTTAGGAATCTCTAATGCTGCCTGTGCTCGATCAAAGAATTCAGTGACCTTGGCAAACAGTTCTCTATCTGAATTTCTAATCCATTCAGTAATGTGTTCAACATTATCAACAACATTTTCTAATGTTTCTACACTTTCTATACGAGCAATTATAGATTCAGCTTTGATTGCAGCCATTTCTTCGTAGACTGTATCAACAATTTTTTGCTGTTCTTCTTGATCTTGAAGTTCTAGTGCTTGATATAATTGCCTACGAATTGCAAAATTTCTTAGATTAATTTCGGTGATTTGTTTGTAATTTAAAGGTCTAATATTAATTTTTATAGGGTCAATTATTAGAGTATTTTCTGCTTTAATGGCGCCTAAATGATCAATTATTGTTTTCAAATCAGCTTCGTAACTATTTTCATGCTGGCATTCACTACAGGTATGATCTATAGTCATTTTGTCCCCATAGGTTGCAATTCTAATGGCCACTAATAATAATTCTAGATCAAGACTAGGAACATTCCAAGCACTTTTAATATAAGGACAACAGCTTTCTATAATTTTTACAGTAGCCTCACCGTTCAACAGCGCATCAGGGGTTTTGGCTAATACTTCATCCATGCCTGTCATGCCCATAATTGGTACATTATTAGAATCGCCGATAAACGAACCATTAGGATAATACATGCCCCTGCTGGGCAGTGACACAAATACTTTAGGTTGTCTAAAGTATTTTTGTAGCGGATTACTCATTTTTTACTCCAGATAAATATAATACGAGTATTTATATACTCATATTTTAGGAAAAAATAAATGCCTTTAGACCGCGGCGACATAGACATTATAAGCGAAGCATTTAAACGTGCTATGAAAGATGGCGGGCCGTCAATGCCTTCAGCTCCGTCTGTTCCAGGCGGAAAACCTCCTTCGCAGTGGACCAAAACAATAGATGCAGTAGGCGGTGAATTACTAGGATTAGGTAAAGCAGCTACTGGTATTGCGTCTGAAGGATTTGGCAAAATGCTGCAGGGCGGCGTTAAAGTATCTGATGGATTTAACATTGTCAGTCAAAATCTTATAGCATCAGACAGCCACATAGGTAAAGCACTTGGCGGTATAGCAAAAGTGGGCGGTAACATTGTTACTTCGCTTGAAGACACTATAACCACATTAGACGGACTCAGTAACACCGGTGCTTCTTTTGGAAATAGTCTAGTAGAATTAAGAATGGCCAGTGCAGGTACAAGATTACCTCTTAGAGAGTTTAGTGAGGTAATTGCTAAGAACAGTACAGCATTTGCAAAACTACCAGGTGGTGTTAATGAAGGAGCAAAGTTATTTGCTAAAGCTAGTGAGGAGATGTTTGACAAAAGCGGTCTAATTGATAATTTGACCAAAATGGGATATACCTCTACAGATTTGAACAGTATCCTAAGCTACACAATTAGTCAACAAAAACGCTTAAATTTAAATGACGCTGAAGCAACAGCTAATGCTATAAAACAAGCAGAATCATTAGCGTTTGAGATGGATGCTATTGCCAAGATAACAGGCAAAAGTCGTAAAGAACAAGAAGACGAGTTAAGAAAACAAAAAGAAAACGGACAAGTAAGAGCAGCAGTTGACCTTGCCTTAAGAAAAGGTGGCGAAGGTGTAAAAACAGCATTTGATTCTATGACCGCAGCCAGTAAAATAGCAGGACCAGACTTTGCTAAACTACAAGAACAGATGTTTGCTATGGGTCGTCCTTCTAAAGACATGGCAGAAAAGTTCGCTATGGCCGGAGGTGAAGCTCAAAGATTAATGAAAGCATCAGCTGATGCAGCTAAACGCGGCGACGAAGCTACTGCTAAACGTCTGACACAAGAAGCTGCTATAGCCTACGCTGCGAATCAAAGATCAGAAGCTATGATGACTCTAGCATCGCAAGGAAATCAGTCTGCTATAGAATCTAATCAGAATGTAGCAGCGTTTTCTGATCGGATGGCAGCTACTGCTAAAGAACTTAAAGTTGATCTTAACACTCGAGAAGGTCAAAGAAAAGTTTTAGAAAAGATTAATGCAGATACTGCTAAAGAGCAAAAGTCAAACGGCGACGGTGTAACTAGGACAACAAAAGCTGTAACCAACAATCTAAACGATCTTTCTGCAGGCGTACAAAAAGCAACTTACGGACAATTACAGAATAACAAAGTTATTGGCAAAGCATTTGACGATTATTACAAGACTCTAGATGCTGCAAAAGGTAAAGATAATAAAATACGAGCAGAAGCCGAACAAAAAACTGATAAAGCACTTACAAACTTGTTAGGTATGATTTCTGATCAAAGACCAGACAGTAAATCAATGATAGACGCAATACAAAAGGGGCTAGCTGAGTCAAAAGAACGAGGTACAGGACTAACTGCTGACTCTGCAGAGATGAGAGGCTTACTGGCGTTCTTGAAAAATGATAAAAGTAAAGATGCATTAATGGCTACAATGGAAAAACAAGCCAAGGCTCAAAATATGGATACTAATAAGTATCTTCAAAACATATTAGCACAAGGTCCTGGTGCAACTAAACAACTTGTTGACGCTGCTCTATCTGAAAGTAACAGACGGACTGCCGAAGAGCAAAGAAAAGCTCGACAGACTCCTGGAGAAAGTAGATTAGAAGACGTTCAAAATAGACGAAGAAAGAAAGAAGAAGCGGCTGCTGAGGAAGCAGAAGGTGGCGGAGATACAGTGTCGTCACTTATGAGACTAGCAACTGGCAATCAAGGATTAAACGTTCGAGTATTAAGTATGCCAACAATCTCAAGACAAAACGGATCTGTAGGCAGTGTAGGTAAACTTATAGAAGATTTTGGCTCAGGTACTATGGCAATGCTGCACGGTAAAGAAACTGTTATGACTGAAAATCAATTGGCTAATCTTGCCAAGGGTATTAGTAAAATGAATATGGCCGAAGTGCCTCAGCCTACCAAAAAGGCAGATACGCCATCAGAAACAACTGCAATAAATTCTGGAACTGCTACTCTTAACGACCTCAATACATCACTACAAAGCTTAAATATGCTAATGGCACAGATGCTTTCAAGTACTAATAACATGGTCGACAATACTAAGCGACAGATTAAAGCAACCAAAGGACTAAATGGCAACATTTACGCTAGATAATATATGAGTTGGAAAAAATACTTTACACCGGTACCGGCCGGATCTCAACAAGGAACCTACAGCCCTTTGACGCTGTCGTCTAATCGTGCAGGTCCAGCTAAAACTAATTACAGTTCGTACCTTCCAGATGTATACGTTGGCGCTCCTAATCGTATTGAGCGTTATCTTCAATACGATACTATGGATATGGATTCAGAGGTCAACGCAGCCTTAGATATTCTAGCAGATTTCTGTAGCCAAAAAGACAAGTCTAATCATACACCGTTTTTTATATATTATAAGAATAAAGCCACTAACACTGAAGTTAGGATTCTAAAAGAATACCTGCAACACTGGTCAAAAATGCAAAAATTTGAGACTAGAATTTTTAGAATCATGCGAAATCTTTTTAAATTTGGAGATGTATTCTTTGTTAGAGATCCAGAAGACGGCAAATGGCACTATGTAGATGCTGGGAAAGTTGTTAAAGTTATAGTCAACGAAAGCGAAGGCAAAAAGCCCGAGCAGTATGTAGTTAAAGATTTGAATATTAATTTTCAAAACTTAGTTACAACACAAATAAGTCCAAATACAACTAGTACTAACAATAGAGGAACAGCATACGTAGCAGGTGGCGCAGCCGTTCGAGGCATGGTAGGATCTTACCCACAAAGCTCAGGTACACGATTTTTTAATAACGACAACGAATTTGCAATTGATGCAACACATGTAGTGCATCTAAGTCTTAGTGAAGGTTTAGACAATAACTTTCCTTTTGGTAATAGTTTATTAGAAAATATTTTTAAAGTTTATAAACAAAAAGAATTACTTGAAGACGCTATTATTATCTATCGAGTGCAACGTGCTCCAGAGCGTAGAGTTTTTTATATTGATGTAGGTAACATGCCCAGTCACTTGGCCATGGGATTTGTTGAAAGAGTAAAGAACGAAATCCATCAACGAAGAATTCCTAGTCAAACTGGCGGCGGCACAAATGTTGTAGACTCGGCATATAATCCATTAAGCATCAATGAAGACTTCTTTTTCCCTCAGACTGCTGAAGGTAGAGGTTCAAAAGTAGAAACACT